TGCTCCGAGGCCAGCGGCGTGACGGTCGGGTTCGTGACCACTTCGGACAGGTCGAGTTCGTGGCCTAGCGTCACGTGCGGCTTGACCTCGGGGTGCTCACAGATTGCGTTCCAGAAGGTCGGATCGCGTTCCTCGCGGATCACGCGAACACGTCCCAGAAGGCGACCGTCCCCCGGCCATCCGGCTCCGACACCGGCCCGAACGGCAGACGTTCCCGCGTTGGGAACGCCACCTCCCACCAGGCCCGCATGTAGCGGGTCGGCGAGCGGTCCTGCTCCACCAGGGGCGTATTGGAGACGATGGGCTGGAGCGCACCCTTCTGGGCGCATTGCAGCCGCATCGCCAGGGAGGCCTTGCCCCCCTCGAACAGCACGATGTTGCGGACGCTCATCGGCGGAACATGTTGTTTACTGGCGGGACAAGCCGACTACCAGGCTCGACGTCCCTAAAGTAGTTCTGGAGCTGTGCTCCACTTCTGTATTTCAGATTGTCGGGCGACGCGAAGAAGATCCACTTACCGTCAGGCGTCTCTACCCAGTTGCCGCCCGTCTGCTGTTTTCCGCTATACTGACTTTCGGCGCTGAAAGTGGGGTGGTTGGGCTTCTTCCACGTGTCGGGAAGGTGGCCGTTACCCGCCTCTTGGGCGTTCGCCCTCCAGGCCCCGCGAAGGTCGTAATCGTCGATGTTTTGCAGGTTGCGCGGCAAGCGAGCTCGCCACTGCTGGAAGTTCGCCTCCTCTTGCGGTGACAGGCCGGTGTTGAATTGGGCTGCGAACGGATTAGGGGACATTGAAGGCAACCCCGGAAACCCGCCTGACAACCGGATCGGAGATCAGGAACTTGAGCCAGTAGCCGCGCGGAGCTCTTGCGGTCCCCAGCGACGCCCAGCGGGGCTGCTTGGCATAGTCGCCCGTCGCCCCCAGGCCCCGCTCCCGCGCATCGCCGTAGGTCTTCGTCCCGTCCGACGAGATCTGCAGGACCACCTTCGGGTCACTGCCCTGCCCCGCCCGAGGCGAGCCCCCGACCTCGCAGTGCAGCTCCACGTTGGCGACAGGAATGCTGCGCTCCTTCGTCTCGATGACGGCGCAGAACTCCATGGCGAAGGTCGCGCCGGCGTCGCTCAGAAGGTCGGGGTCGAGCCGGTAGATCTGATTGCTCAGAGCGTCGCGCGCCAGCACCGCCCCGGCCTGGTTGCAGAACAGGTCCGCGCGCCAGTAGCTCAGCGTCGCGCTGGTGGCCGTGGTCCAGCGCTTGGAACTCAGGTCGTAGAGCCAGGTCGAGCCTGCCCCCAGCGTCAGGACGTAGACCGGATGTTGGTCCTTGATGAAGAACGAGGCGCGCACGTCCGCCGCAGCCGTTCGGCGAACCTGTTCGGCCAGTCCGCTATCGGAGATGACAGACGGCTCCCCGCCTGCCGTCATGCGAACCGAACCGTCCGCGTCCACGAAGATCAGCGTTCCGCGGCAGTTGACCGCGGCGAACAGGGACAAGCACCCCACGTCGAACTTAAGCCCGCCCACAGGCTCCAGAGGTGATGTGGCGTCTCCAGTGACGCGCCAGCCCTCAAGCGTGCTCTCGCCGAGAAGCCAGATGATCTCGCCGACGACGCGGGCGCCCTTCAGCTTGTCCGGCGCATACTCGGCCGAGGCGAATTGCAGGGCGTTCCACGTCGAACCGGCGGGCTCGATGTAATAGGCAGCGTCGGTCCCCGCTTCCGTCGCCACCCAGTAGCCCGAGATATGCTGGACGGAGGTCGCCCCGGCATTCCCACTGTCGGGGAAGGTCTCTTGAACAACGGTGTTTGTGACGCCCTCCACGAGATAGAGGGCGTTTCCGGTGGCGATACGGGCGACACTGTTGAGATCGGCGTCTAGCGCCGCGTCGATGTCCACCAAATCGTCGCCGGCCACGGTCCCGGAGAGCGCCGTAACGGAACCGGTCGTGCTCACGCGGTAAAGGGTCGTCGAGGCCAGGATCAGGGCGTCGTCGTCGAACAGCCCTTGCTTCTGGAACACGCAGCGGATGGGCGCCGTGCCCACGGTCTTGTAGGCCTCGAGGCCGAAGCGGGCGATGAGCGCGATAGGCTCGGAACCGCTCGTCGGGTCGGTCTCCACCAGCACGTTGCGAGCGATGGCCTCGGGGAACCCCGTGCGCTTGGAGGCGGCGAAGACCAGGGACGCGGACGGCACTAGATCAAGCCCTCTTCCCGCGCGTGCTCGATGCAGTGGTTCTTGCTGAACAGCAGGGTATCGATCAGGCTCGCGACGACGGACGCCCACACCCGCCCGCGATAGGACAGCGCCCCAACTCTGGCCGAGAACGAGTAGCGGGGATTGCCGCCGGTCAGGGCGTTGAGGAGGTGCGAGAAGCCGGAAACGACTGTCTTGAGGTAGTTCAAGGCCAGCCCTCCTCTAGGTCGATGTTCAGCAGGGCGTCACGGGTCTCGACGGAGCGAGCCAGATCCTTCAGCCGCCACCAGTTGCGCTGGGCGAGATCGGCTTGCGTCAGCAGCGCCGCCATGCGCGCCAGGGCGTCGTTGGGGCTGATCTGGTACATGCGGTTGGAGGTGCAGCGGATCAGCGTTCCCGCCTCCACCACATCCCCGTAGCCGAGGGCGATCTTCAGTTGGCAATCCACCACCAGGCCGAGCCAGTTGGTGCGATCCAGCACGTTGAGGCACTGGAGGCGTTCAGGCTCGGGTTGGTCTGGAAGGTCGGCGGTCAGGAAGCCTTGCGCCAAGTGCGACTGATAGCGGGCGTCTATCCGCTCCAGCAGCCTGTCGCGGAGCGGCGAGGCCGGAGCGAGCGGGCGCACTAGTAGAGGGCGACGATATCGGTTGCGGTCGTCCCGGTGGACATGACCTTCGTCACCTGAACCGGAAGGATGCCCACCGGGACGGCCTTGAGGGTCACCGCAGCGGTATCCCCGGCGAAGATAACCGCCACATCACCGGTCACGCCCACGTAGAGCGCCCTCGTCTGCGGCAGGATGGTGGCATCACTCTTGGTTACGGCCGCTCCTCGATAGGCGGGGGCCGTGTCTGTACTGCGTCCAGCCATGGGGCGCTCCTAGCAGTCGGGTTGGAAGAAGACCGACGCGGACTCTTCGTCGTAGGAGGAGAGCTGCGCATAGAGCTGCGCGGCCCTCTCTTCGATCTTCTGAGCCTTGGCCGGATTGATGAGATGGAGGTCGTAGGGAAGCGCCAGACGGGCCGCGAGGCCGTACTGGATCACCTCGACCCACTCCTGCGGAACGTCGAAATCATCGTCCAGCGCGTCGAGATCCTCGATCACGCGGAGGTAGGTGTAAGGGATGGTGGTGGAAGCGGCGATTGTCGCGTCTGGAACCGGCCAGACGTAGAGGATGCGCGCAGCCCGTTGGGGGTCGAAGTAGACTTCCAGCGGGGCGCCCGTGGAGAACTTGTTGGCGCGGTCGAGGTACTCCTGACGGCCGATCACCGCGATTGGCGTATCGTTGGTCGCTGTTCCGGTTCCGGTCCTGCGACGCGCGGACATCACCTTTCGGGCCGCGGATAGGGTATAGGAAGCAGTCGAGGCGATCAGGGTGACTGTGCCCTCCGTCTCCAGCCACAGCTTCGGATCTGGGTCCGCGCTCCAGGTCTTCACCATGAGGTTGGCTGCCTTCAGCGCGGCGCTCATGTCCGCGGCTTCCGGCGTATCGCCCCGAGCAATGGCCCCCACCATGACAAGAGCCTCGGTGGCGGCCTCGCGGAGCGTCTGGCTGAAGTTCGTGGAGCCTGACGTCGCCATTTAGAGATCCGCCGGAGTTACGTCGGAGGGGTCACGGAACGTCCAGGTGGGTTCAGGACGCGCCCACGGGACGCGCCCCTCCTCCATTACACGCGGGCTTTGGCCCTCTTGCGGATGGCGCTGGGTCTCCTCGCCGACGAAGCGGCGGTTGACCCGATAGCCATTCCACGTCTTCACCGTCTCGGAGGCCCAGCAGGTCATGCCGCTGAAGTCACAGACAACCTTCCAATCCCCGGGACGCTGTCCGCTCGTGCTCATTAGGAATCGGCCGCCGGCAGGACGTAGCCCGTGGCGCCGGCCACGCCGCTCTCGCGGTTTTCGAAGAAGCCGAAGCCCGAGGACGCGGTGACCAGCACTTCGCCAGCCGTGTCGGCGGTCTGGACGTAGTTGCGGGCGATAATGCCGCTGTTGGTCGAGCCGTCCGTGGTGATCAGGGCGCCGCCGGTCGCCGTGTCGGTGTTCAGGCGGTAGAGGCGATTTTCCTCCATGCGGAGTGAGGTCACCACCTTGCCGGTCGCAATCGCCATGACGCTGGCGACGTTGTTGTTCACGCCGAGGTTCAGGTAGTTGTTGGTGAACGTGATATCCGCGTTCGTGCCGTCCATCTTGATGAAGCCGAGCGTCGCCAGGTCGGGCTCCACCCACTTGCATCCGTCGATATAGAGACCGTCTGCGTCGTTCGAGGTGGCGTTGGTGTCCACGACGTTCAGGAAGTTCATGTTCGTGGCCGTGGCCTTGATGGAACAGGCCTCCAGCGTGAAGAACTTCGCCGCGGTCAGCGTGAAGACGCTCACGATGTCGGCGAAGTTGGCCGTGAAGATGATGTTGCGGAACGCGACGTTGGCCGCGGAAACGGTGATGGTCGCAGTCGCCGCCGTGTCCAGGGTGATGGTGGGTCGCGATGTGCCCACGCCAAGGCCGATGATCGCCACGCCGGCCACGTCGGCAGCAATGCCGCCCGCCGCAGAGACGGTCTCAGCATGGCCCGGCTTAACGAGGATGATGTCGCCGCGTCCCGCCACGCACTGGCCGATGGCGTAGTCGATGGTCGAGAACGGGCTGTTGAACGTGCCCCGGTTGCCGTCAGAGCCGCCGCGCTGGCCCTCGAGCAAGGTGGTAGCGTTGGACACCCAGAACACCTTGCCCGGATGGGTTTGGGTGATCGGGAGGCCGCGAATGGTCACCCCATTCGGAAAGCCGTTGGGGAAGGAGGATTGCAGAGCCATGATGGGTCCTTCTCTGAACCGCGGTGCGGTCAGGTTCTGAAAGCTTCAGAGTTCGGGAAAAGGAAGGCCCGCCCCACGATGGAGGCGGGCCGGTAGCGAAGGCTTAGGCGCCGCCGCCGTTCGAGTAGACGCCGCGGAAATCAACCCAGTTGGTCGAATACCGCTCGTAGACGCTGTACTTCAGGTTCTTCGTGTCGAAGTCGTTGTCTTCGTCGAAGATGGCCTCTTCACGTTGGAAGAAGACCGGACCCTGTTCGGCGTCCGTCCGGACGAAGAACGCGTCGTCGTCGTCGAAGTAGTGGCTGACCTTGGCGCCATCCTGGAACAGCCCCATCGAACGCAGGGCGTTTATGGCGTTGTTCGCGGTGTCGTTCTGGCCGAGCGACTTCAGCACGCGCGCAGCCTCGAACATGAGACTGGTCGGGATGTGAAGGCTCTTCGGTTGCAGCGCCGCCGGCAGACCCACATCGTCCTTCGCGTTGGCGATCTGGATGCAGATGTCCTCCAGGGAGGCTTCCGAGAAGTCCGCCGCCGTGGTCAGTCGGTTGGACTGCGAGCCGCCCGCGCTGGTCGGGTGGTCGGTGGCGCACATCACCTTGCCGTCAGCGCCCAGGTAGGAGCTGTTGTGGGCGCGGTTGTACTGGTTGGCCGCGACGGTCTCCTTGGTGACGCGCGCAGCCTTCTTCAGCATGGTCGCGCCCTTCAGGGCCTTGGCCTTGTACTGGTTGTCGCGGATCGCCTCAAAGGTGATCATGAACCCCGAGCTGTACGCGGTGTGCGTCGTGCGCGTGGTCAGGCCTTGCGAGGTGTTCTGATAGATGGTCGGATTGCCCTCGGTCTTCACCGAAAGCAGCCCAAGACCAGGCATCAGCTGATCTTCCTCGTACTGCTTGTCCGAGGACACCACCTCGAACAGGTCGCGATATTCGAAGGGGTGGTCCTTGTAGGTACCCCAGATGACCCGCAGGCCAGGCTTCAGGAGCTTGGCAGCGTTGCCGGTTGAAAATGCGGACATGTGCTTTGCTCCCTACACGCCGATGAGTTGGTCGACGAGGCGGTGACGGTTGATCCGCACGAGCCAGCGATTGGCGAGGCCAATGGACAGGTTCGGGCGATTGATCGGCGCCACGATCTTGCAGACCAGCGTGTTCGTGGTCGCCTCGGTCGTGTTGTCGAGAACCGTACCGGAGAGCCCCGTGGTGGTGCTGCCCGCGACGACCGAGAGCGACACGTTCATGCCGACGTCGTTCAGGGTGAACGGGGTCCCGGAGTTGCCCTCCTGAACCTCGTACAGCATGTTGGGGTCAGTGCAGACCAGCAGGCGGCGGAGCGTCGAGGCTGCGCGATAGGGAAGCGAGGCTTCCGTGTCCGCCAGCACCGCAACCACGACGCCGTCAATGATGTCGGTCGTCGCGGCGATCACGCAGTCGGGGTACATGACCCCGTTGACGGTCTGCCCAGTGCCGTTGCCGGTCTTGGTGACAGCGTCGCCAACATAGATGGCGGTACCATCGCCCGCCGGGGTCGTGAAGACCTCCAGAGAGCCGGAGTGGTAGCCGCCAACGGTGCGCACGGGCCGAAGCCCGAACGGAGCGTTTGCATTTGCCATGATGAAGATCCTTGGGCCTTAGCCCGAGTGTTCGATGGTGCTCTTGACCGCGGGCGCGTACTGGTTTTCCAGTTGGCCGGTCGGGTCGGCAGAGCGACGGATGACGTCTTCCACGGCTTTGCGGGCTTCTTCGCGATCCGCGACGCCGTAGTTGAACTCGTGTTCCGGGGTCTCCATCAGCACCGCGTGCATGGGAGCCCCCTCCTCGGTCCGCCCCGCATGGCGGGTGATCCGCGTCCCCTGGCTGTCCGTGCGAGCCTTTCCTTCACCGGCTCGGTCGTTGACCATGGTGTAGCCCAGCGCCTCCATCTTCATGAGACGGTTGGGATCGCCGTTGACGAAGCGGCGGACGTAGCCGGGCCGCTGTTCGGCCTCCAGCTTCAGCGAAAAGCCTCCGACAGAGGTGCGGGGACGACGACGGGCGGGCGGAACGGCTTCAGTTGCCTTGGCGACGTCGTTCATCAGCGCTTCTCCTCTGCGAAATACTCTTTCGCGTAGTTTTCCTTGGTGATCGTCTTCGACTGCTTCATCAGGTCCAGGCACATGTCCTGGTGCTCCCGCGGCATGTCGGAGAACGATTTCCCGCCCTGGCGGCGGATGACGGTGCCAGACCCCTCGACGGCGCCAGGAAGGCGGCGGTTGGGGTTTTCCGGCTTGGCGAACAGGCCGGGGAATTTCTCGCGCATCCGGCGATCAACTTCGGCGATCTGCGCCTTCCCGGTATAGCCCTCCTCGAACACCTTCTTGCCGATGGCGTCACAGGCGGCGGAATGGGCCTCATCGGTCCCGTACCAGGGGTTGGCCTCTCGCCAGGCGGTGAACTCGGACGGCTCCTCGGGAAGGTCTGCAACCTCTTCGCGGACCTCCTTTTCGAGCGCAACGATGTCCTTGGTGACGGACTTGACGTTCTCGACGTCGCCGGCCTCGGCGTACTGCGCCAACTCGGCCTGCAACTCGCGGGAGCGCTGTTCGTAACCGTCCTGACGGGCCTTGCTAATGTGCTTGATCGAAGCGTTGACGGCCTTCTTGAGGCCCTTGATCTCGTCTCGCGCATCCTCCAGCGACTTGCGCATGGAGGGCAGCACTTCGCCGGCCGCTTTCAGGATGAAGTCGGGCGCATCGATCCAGTCGGCCGGATCGCCCTTCCATTCGTCCTTGCCGGCCCAGCCGATCTTAGACGCCGTCGCCTCGATCTGAGACTTTGGGGCGGGTTCGGCGGGGGCCTCAGCTTTGGGCTCGGGCTTTTCCTGCGCTGCCGGAGCTTCCTCGGCGGCGATGGCGGCCTCGGCCTCTGCGATGAGGGATTCGTCGGTGGCGTCGCTCATTGGGCTTCCTCGATGACGGCCAACAGGTCCTTGTCGTTCATGACGACGTAGTCCTGTCCGTCAGCGCCCTTTTCGCGGGCGCCGCTGTACTGGGCGAACAGCACGTGGTCGCCGGGCTTCGGCTTCCGCGCGGCGTCACCCCATTCCGAGAAGGCGTTCTCGCCTGCCGCAATGAAACGCGCCTTGGTCGCTGCGTACTTGGCCTTGTCTCTGACCGCCTCGGGCTTGATGATCCCGCCCGCAGTCCGCTCCTCCTCCACATCCGGCTTCACGAGGATGCGCAGGTCCACCGGCACTAGGCCGCTGGTGTTTTCCATGGGTGCTCTTCGGCTGGTGCTGAGCCCGGTTTCTGGCGGGCTATCTGCTTCTACTGCGAAGCGGATTCTGGTATGCTGGCGCTGTGTCTGAGCAGCCTGATATTGACCGCATTGCTCGCCTTGTCTGGGAGCGGCAACGCGACGTTCACTTGGATCGGGGCGTCATCTTGTCCCGATGGGAAGACGAGGCCGAAGAGCTGCGCGAAGACTGGCGCAATATCGTCCGGTGGGTTCACGACGCCTCGGTCCCGAGCGCCGCCTTCATTCCCGCAAATCTTGCTTACCTTCTAGAGGAGCGCCGCAACCTCAAGCCCGGCGAGTGGCAGGTCGTGCCCCGCGGGTCGCTCGGATAGGCGCTACTGCGCGCCGGATTCCGTCTCTTCGTCGGCCTCGGCCGGGATCTCGTAGAAGTCTCTAACCGTCGACCATTCCAGGGTCGAAAGCTCCAGCATCAGGAGCGATTTCACCTGGCTGTTCGGCGACATCGAGACCCCCCGGCCCCAGTCCGCCATCAT